TTAGAACGTTCTGGTAAGAAACCCAGTGTGTTGGCGAATACTATCATTAAATGCCTGAACACAATCTCGATGATAGGGATGTCTGTTGTTATTTAGCGGATGGGTTAGATCTTCCATCAAATCGTTTATCACCCGTTCAATCTCCAAAAGCTCTGTCGACTTCTTGTAGACAAATTCGCTCATTTTCCTGACTCATATTTTCATTTGTTTGAAGCTTTAGCTTACAAATGCCCTATGACATCAATGTGACAAAAAGCCCTCACTGATTTGTTTGTTGGATGCCCGACCATACGCGATATATGTGCTAAGTGTTCCTGCACACCGACTTCGACACCGAAATTCTCTAGGCTGAGCCCGTATCAGTCATCGATTGGAGAAGGCACCATGAGTAAATCCCCAAAAAGCAATAAAGAAAAAACCAGCCCACACTCAGCAAGAAAAGAAGGCTATTAAGAAAGCCAAGCAAGATTCACATAACAACAGCGGCGGGTTGTTGACGGGAAAATAACGATGGTTACGAATTGTACATGTCCCACAGATGTCCCTTATGCCGCCCCGGTGACTTCTGAAATTATGGTCAGCGGCAACCAGATGAGACAACCCATTAAAATACAAGGTCTTCAGAAACCCTATACCGCCCCGTTGGCTCCCGTTCGGACAAAAAAAAGCCCCACACTTGCATGTGAGGCCTTAATTTATTTGGCTCCCCCGGACGGGCTCGAACCGCCGACCTAGTGATTAACAGTCACAACAATTTCGTATTCATCAATGATGATCGCCATTCCATATATCAATCAACAGACTGATTTTACTAGTTTTTTATGATTTGTAATATTTATTAATGTTGATTTGTGTTCATGCCGACGCCTATAATCTGCCTACAAATTGCCTACATAATGTTTTTGTGTGGGACCTGGTGATTGATCTGGTGAATTTTCCACAAGGTCGATTTTTTATCTTGTGAAGCTCTAGTGATGAGACAAACACCGTATGGCAACTGTGAAGTTATCCGGCTCAAAAATCGACAAAGCCCAGCCGGAACCCGGCAAGGCTCAGACCTTTATTTGGGATGCTGCAACACCCGGGCTTGCCCTTCGCATTACTCAATCGGGAGGTAAGGCCTATATTTTTGAAAGTCGGTTTAACAGCAAGACCGTTAGAATCACAATCGGCGACATCAAGGCGTGGAGCTTATCCGATGCCCAGGCAGAAGCCCGCCGCCTGCAAACCCTTATCGACACCGGCACCGACCCGCGACAAGCAAAAGCGGAGAAAATCGCCAGAGGCGAGGCCGCCAAAGAGCAGGCCAAAGTCGAGGCGGTGCGCAACAGTATTTTGGTTCAACGAGCGTGGGACGAATACGTTGCAAAGAAGTCGCCGCGTTGGAGTCATCACCACATAATCGACCATGCCAAGGTGTCGGCACCGGGCGGCCAGCCCAAAAAGCGCGGCAGCGGCCTTACCGTACCCGGCGTACTCTATCCCCTACTCCAAATGAGAATGGTCGACATTACCGCCGACGTGTTGGAACAATGGCAAACCCAAGAAGCCGAGACTCGCGCCACTGCGGCCCGCCACGGCTTTGTGCTGTTTCGTACGTTTTGGAACTGGTGCGCGGAACAAAAAACCTATAAGGCCATCATCGACCCGCACGCCATTACTAAGGCAGTGCGGGATGTCGTGCCCAAGGCCTGTACCAAAAAGGCCGACGTATTGCAACGCGCCCACCTTAAGGACTGGTTTGAAGCCGTGCGAAGCCTCAGTAATCCGGTTATCGCCGCGTACCTGCAGGGATTGTTGCTGACAGGTGCACGACGTGAAGAGCTGGCGGAATTGAAGTGGTCGGATATTGATTTCAAGTTGGGCGCGGTGTGGCTCAAGGACAAGGTGGATGCCGAAGGCCGAATGATTCCCTTGCCGCCGTATTTATTAAGCCTTGTTGTCGCTCTGCCACGTCGGAATGAATGGGTATTCAGTAGCCCCAGCGCCGCCGATGGCAAGCTGGCCGAGCCTCGTATTGCCCACAATCGTGCCCTTGATGCCGCCGGCCTGGAGCATGTCACTTTGCACGGATTGCGCCTCACCTTTGCCAGCCTGGCCGAGTGGGTAGAAATGCCGGTTGGTGTCGTCGCGCAAATCATGGGACATAAACCGAACGCAACCGCCGAGAAACACTACAAAACCCGTCCGCTGGAGCTGTTGGCTATTTGGCACGGCAAATATGAGGCATGGATATTAGAACAGGCTGCAATACAGTTTGTTGGAGCTGAACAATTACAGGGTTTGAAATTGGTGAAATAGCATATGAAAGATGAAACTACGCCGATCCATCCGGGACAATTTTTAAAAATACAGGTGCTTGAAAAGCTTGCACTTGGAATAGATGACACGGCTATTCAGCTTAGGATTAAAAGGGAAAGTCTTTCTCGAATTTTGAATGGACATCGTAATATCAGCGTTGAGATGGCATTAAAACTGGAGGCTTTGTTAGCTGGGGTTACAGGTGCGACAGCGGCGGACTGGTTAAGAATGCAAGCCGAATATGATATTTATCAGAAGTCTAAAGATTTAGTTAACACTATTGATGAATTAAAGGGCGAATGGATCGGCTTCTATTATGATGAAGAATATGAAGTTAGGCCAAATAAAGAAGAAATAGAAACAAGAAAAATATTGTCTTCAAACTTAAAAAAATCAAGGGATGAATTAAAAATAAATCTAAATGAAGCAAGCAAGAAATTAGGAGTTAGTTTAAGTTTTCTTAAAGATATTGAAGGGAAAGGAAAACGTTTAATTCCTATTTCATTTTTAGCAAAGGCAAGTGTAGAATATTTAATAAGTATAGACCATTTGCTTGGGTTGTCAGATGATGACAGCATTAATAAACCAGATACTATTGAAAGACTATCGCAAATTAAAATTAACACGGAAATAATGAATAAAATTAATCAAGAAAATATTCTTATTGCAAAGGTAGATGCAAAGGTTAATAGAATATCCACAAAATTTATTGGCTTATCGGATGAAGTTTATAACTTGCAATCACTATTTAATTCGTTTTGTCGCGACAATCAACAGCTGTCAAAATCGCAAGGCATGTTGAGTCTGAAATTAGCGGTAATAAATACCGTGGATCGCGCGAACCAATATAATGGCATGTTAAGGAGATATAAAATACTGTAACAAAATTAGCTGATAAATCCCCACAAGATTAGAAATTTATGGAAACCGCCAATCTCGAAAGGGATGGCGGTTTTTTTATGCTTGTTGTTTATTGTTTTTCGGGGATGACAACTAATCAATCGTCTTATTGTGACGCATTAGGTCACATTTTTAGGCATTGAATAAACAAAAAATAACATAAAAAACATAGAGTTACATTTTACGGTATTCAGAAATGGAAAACCAAAAAAAAATCATATGAAATCCAGTGATTGACTATGCCCACCAATCACGAAATATGGCGAAAAATGAACATGCCGCAAAACAAATACCCGGACTTATCAGACATAACGTCACCAAATGTCGACACCGAACAAGCAGCATTTTACCTGAACCGCAAGCCAGGAACATTGCGCAAATGGGCCCACTTCGAAAACGGCCCGATTAAACCTATACGGATTAACGGTCGATTGGCGTGGCCCGTTTCGGGCTTACGCCGGGTCTCCGCGGGCGAAAAAGCGGCGTAGGTCGTCATAATGAGTACGCGTTCATCCATGTTCATACGCCCATCATGGTGCCGGTGCTGCGGCACCGCGTTGCGCCGTAACGAGCACATCGTCTGCTGCGAATGTGCCGCTTACAGCCGACTTGCGGCCGAGTTGGCCACTTTTCGGGCGACGAGCAAACCTCGCCAGAGGATTCGTAAATGAGCAATCGTCATATCAACATGGCTTATCACATGCCACTCGATGCAATGGAGAAGCTCGTTCTTATAGTGCTTTGCGATCATGCAAACGATAGTGGGTTTTGCTTTGTGGGTTATCAGGCGCTGATGTTTGAAACTTCAATTAAGTCGAAATCCACCATTTCAAAATGCCTTCACGTTTTAAGTGGCGCTGGCCTAATTGAAATTAGAGCACATTCAGAAATCGGGACGGGGCGAAAAGTAAACACGTATCAGATAATTTTTGATGAAAGTTGGTTTGAAAAAGTTATCTGCAACCCGGCGAAAAGTCCACGGTTTGTACTTATCGATAGTACACGCCTCGAACCCGAAAAGTACACGGCGTGTACATGAACCCCCAATAGAACCCCCATTATTAACCCCCAATAATATAAACATCACTTCACCACCTCAAAAAACGGAGGATGAAGTTGAAGTCGATCCAGTTACCAATGTTTTCAATTTCTGGCAGGCAACCATGGGCCACCCCGAAGCAATTTTAGATAACAAGCGAAAATCGAAAATCAAAAGCGCTTTGAAAAGTTACGACCCTGACCAGCTGAAAGCGGCAATAACCGGATGCTCCAAAAGTGCATGGCACATGGGGCAAAACCCAGACGGCAAGATTCACGATGGCATCGACCTGATATTCAGGAACGCAGACAAAATTGAAGGATTTATCAGTAACTCTAGCAACACGGCGATAAAGGCAGGGGCAAAAAATTATGAGACCAAGTACCAACAATCAACAAACATTACCTCCGAAATCATTGGAGCAGTTGCGCAGCGCTATAACCCCAAGCAACGAGGCGATGGAACAGACGGACTATTTGTTCGCGAGGATGATGGCAATTTACCAGAGGCTCTGGACGGAGAGTTTTTCCTCGTTGGACGCACTGAGGCTAGCTAAATTTGAGTGGACAAGGCAAATCGACCGGCTTTCATCAACCCAGATCGAGCGAGGGGTGCAAGGCTGTATCGATTCTGGCGAGAAGTTCCCGCCATCCTTGCCGCTTTTCCTCAAATACGCCATGACCGCGCCCGAACCGCTGCCAAAATCAAGACGCAAGGTTTACCAATGACCCATAACAAGCAAATCAAGTACGAGGATGCTGTTGTTCACATCCTGCTTAGCCGCCCAGCAGCGCTGGCCGGTCGCGAGGTAGACGAAAGATGGTTCGCCAAATGGCGACCAGTTATCGCCGCCGCCAAAGCGATTGCGGCAAACGGTGGCGAACCGGATATGTTCACGCTGTCTGAGTACGTCAAGCGCCCTGGCCTGCTACAAGAGCTCAACGAAATCCGAAACGGCACACACGCCGCCGCCGAAAACTTGCCTAAATACCTTGACGGGCTAAGATCGCTACACCAAGCCACCCATGTGCAGCAAACGCTATCGGCGGCATTGGAAGAGCTACAGAGCGGCGCTGACCTGGAAGCCGTACTTGGTCAAATGATGCAGTCAACCTTAGCTGCGGTATCCAGCGAGACGCGAAATTACAACCACTCCATCAAGGCCGCGCTTGGCGAATTCGTCGACGGGTTAGAAACCGCGTTCGACGCCCGCGAAACCGGCGGCCTGGGCTTGCAAACCGGCATTTCCGCGCTTGATCGAGTGCTGGGAGGCATGCACTCGTCGGACTTGGTAGTTGTTGGTGCCAGACCCGGCGTCGGAAAGACAGCATTCGGTCTGTCGGTGCTGCTCAGCCTGGCCAAGGCCGGCAAGCGGGTCGGCATTATCTCGACGGAAATGGCGGCGCGCCAGTTGATGCTGAGAGTCACCTCGGCCAATAGCGGCATTGCCGGTTCCGCTCTACGCGATGCCAACCTGCAAGACGGGGATTGGCCCAACATCACGGCCGCGATCAACCGCGTGGCCCACCTCAATTTTCGTATATTCGACAAACCCAACGTCACAATCGCCGACGTAGCGCTCCAGGCCAAAGCGTGGGCGATAGATGGAGGCCTGGATTTTGTCGTCGTGGACTATCTCACGCGAGTTAAGCCAGTCAAATCCAGCGGTAACCAAACTATCGATGTCGGCGAAGTCGCAACGGGGCTAAAAAACATTGCGCGCCAGATCGACATACCCGTCATGGCATTGGCTCAACTCAACCGATCCAGCACCAAGCGGGCCGACAAGCGGCCAACCATGGCCGACCTGCGCGATTCCGGCGTAATCGAGCAAGAGGGCGACCAAATTTTGCTGCTTCATCGAGACGATGAAGACGACGCCGCTCCGGCCGAAATCATCGTAGACAAGAACCGTCACGGCGAAGTCGCCACGGTCCGTTGTTGGTACCTGCCGCAGACCATGCAGTGGGTCAATTTTGCAGACCGCCATGCCGACGCCGCTTGATACAGCCACCGACGCTGGAGCCCGACGCCTATCTAATCACCGTCAGCAAACAAATTTTTTAACCAACTAGGAGAACGTCATGCAAGCAAATATGTTTTTACCCAAGCTACAACAACTCGCCGCGCATCAATCCCCAACCTTGCTGGAGTTAATCCAGCGAAAAATAGATGGTGGAAACGAAGAGGACGCGACTGATCCGCGTTATTTGCGGGGTGCTTTTGCGGTAATCGCCGAACACTACATTTCCGCCATCGACCAGGGCGACATCAAATTTTCAACTGACAGCGAAGGAAGCCAGTTTTTGTGGCTACTCCAGCTTCTCATCGACTACGCGACAGACGGCAAGATGCAAGAACTACTGCCTTCCACACCCAAAAGTAACAAGCCCACAAAGCTAAAAATCGTTCGAAATTCGCACATGGAAAGCCGCGTAAACCGTGGAGAAAAAGTCCAATAACATAATTCCACCAATCATTTCACCTAGAAAAAAGGGGGTAACAATGCCGCACAAATCCACCATTACTAAGGCCGACGTCATCCGCGCCGGCTCCATCCATAACAAGGTCAGCAAGGTGGCGGAGGCTCTGTCTGGGCTCGATTCGGCTTCGCTTGGGTGTACCGTGTCGGAATCGACAACTATTGTCATGGCGACCAAGATTCTCGGCAAAATCAAAGATGAATCGCAAGCAGTTCTGGACAAGGCAGAAGAGTTGTACAAGAACAGAGACGTTGAATTGATCAACCGGGCTACACTCCGCTATTGGAGGATTCAAGAAGATACCGAGCTTTGCAAAATAAGCAAACACAGTGTCCAGCAAAATTTTCTTGAAAAAACGACCGAGCTACAAAAACAAGGCTTTTCGCAAACCGAAATCGACGCCATCTTGACCGATCCGGCCCCGGAAATCGAGGCGTTAGAGCTAAGAATTAAAGAGCTTAAGACCGAGAAAATGAGGGTTGAGGATTTCCTTCGTGATGTGCCAATTTATAGCCCGGAACTGTTGGTCGGTACCGCAGTGGAAGTAACCGCTGAGGCAGCGTAATAGCCTTACAAAGCGATTATCGCGGCTTCCTGGTCGGCGAGCCTATTGATATTGGCCGCATGCCAAATGACATCGCTATCATTCAGAGCGATATTGCCGCGATCCGTCGCGCGATTTCCGAGCGCTGGCGTAGTGTCAGCCGGCCGGGGGGTGTTTCGCCTGGGCAATCGGCGGCTTCGATAGCGCGCGATTCAGCCGGCAGGTTCACATCAAAATCGTCATCGGCGCCGACAGTTGCCACGCCGTCAGGAAGTCGAAAAATAGACTCGGTGCCGGCCGCTATCGCTGAGGGTGCCAGGGTAGCCGTTGCCGACCGTATCAAGCGCATGTCGCGTTCCGATATCCGAGGCGCGCGAGCTGTGCAGTCTTACCCAAACACAAGCGGCAAGGCTGCTCAACACCTCGCCGCAAGCCATCAAGGATTCGGAAAATGGCCGGCTTAACCCGATGCCAATCAAACACATTAAGGCGGCAGCCGAGCTCTACGCAGTATCTGTCGATTGGCTGATCGGAATTTCCGGCGATTGGGAGCAAAACCAAATGGTCGATCAGCAACGAGACCTGCTTTCATCCTTTCACCGGTCGCGCGTTAACCACTATTCGAAAATTATTGCCGAACAAATACAAGCCGAAAACGCGACATAAAAGCTGGAAAAATCCTCTGAAAACGTCACCAAATTCGCGATTTAATAGCATTAACAGCATGTTTTTGGAGATCCAATGGTGAAACAGTTATTCAAAGCGCGCAGTGCCGACATTATTATTTCCGCTCCCAAGGGGTTTGGGGCGCGGATGATGGCGGCTCGTGAACTTTGCGGCCTTAGCCAGCTTGAGGCTTATCCGTTGTTCGGCTATCAAAATTCTTCCCGGCTGGCAAAAATCGAATTAGGCGTCGATGTAGAACGCGTGTCGGTGCCGTTTGTCGGAGCGGCGTCGCGAGCGTACGATGTAAGCGTGGAATTTCTACTGAGCCTATCAGACCACCCAAGTAGAAACCCCGCCGAAGTGACCGAAAGCCGAGTGCAAAAAATTCTCACCGATCTGATGGCCGGCGAAGAAGAGCGAATCCGCAGTATTGCAGTCGCCCTAGACAAAATTGCCGCGCAAGTCGAGCGAAATGAGACCAGAACGAAAGAACTACTGGACGCCATCAACCGCTTTCGTGAGCTAAACCCCGAATTTGAAGACATGCCCGGCGGCGCCAAGCTGGATCGCCTGATTTTTGAATCAAGGCAAGATGCTAAGCGCGGCACTGAAGAGCTGGCCGGCTTGCGTAAATCACTTAAACAAATCAGCTGATATGACAACTGAGACACCCAAAAAAAGCGGCCGGCCAAAGGTTGACTGGCACGAGCGGGCCAAACAAGCTTACAACTATGCCCTGTTGGGCGCCGACGACACGCAAATCGCCAAACTCATCGGTATTTCGGAATCGACGCTGGAGAATGCCAAGCAAGAAAAGCCAGGATTCGCAAAAGCCATAAAATCCGGGAGAATCCAAGCGGCTGCCGAAGTGGCGGCCAGCCTTTACCGGCGCTGTTCCGGTTTTCAAGAAACAGAGGTGACCACACGCGAGATTAAGAGCCCAACCGGCGAAATCATTTCCGTCGAAACAGTAACAATTGCGCGTGAAGTGCCGCCCGACACCGACGCCTGCGTTTTTTGGCTTACAAATCGCCGGCCAGATTTGTGGCGGAACACAGTGGAAGTTGAGCACACCGGCAAGGCTTATCAGCCGGATGATGAAGAATCTAAGAAGGAGGCCGCAGCATGTTAGAGCCTGTGAAGGTCGGAATTGGTGAGTACCTATCAGGATTCTATGCGTCTCTGGTGTCAACCACCAAGCCGATGGACGAATACATTCAACGCGGCGTCGCCAGAAGCATTGCTTGGGCGCCGTCGCGTATGGTGGATTCAGCCGAAGAAATGTTGGCCGCTTGGCAGCGTAACGATACCGACAGCGCGCCGACCAGGCCGCCAAAGCTTCCGGTTATTCTGGTGGGTATGGATCAGAGCTACACGCCGACCGCGCGCGAATATGGTGCGCAAATCGCCAATTCAGAAAAAGTAATCATGCCGAACGATCCCAAGCAGCGCCTATTCGGCTTGCGGACGGTGTTCGGTGACATTCGGGTGCAGATGGTAGTTGCAGCCGCCGATGAGCCAACAGCTCGGTCGATTGCTGCCCAGCTTATGCTTTACATGGAAGCGGTACCCAATCGCCGCGTTGGATACACAACCAGTTTTGCCGGCGTATCACAATACTGGGTGGCGATGATCGAGTCTACCGACGTGCCAGCGGCGGCGATTCATACCGGCGTTAAAAATATCGTCATGCTGGCTGTGGATATTACTTTAAAGGCTCAAATCCCCATCTACGACGCGCCGAAGGTGGGCGAGCCAAACGACGGCAAAGGCGTTCCCGGCACCGACGATCCGGCCGGCTATCCCGTGGTTATCCGCGTCGATTTTGACGACAAGATCATGAAGCAAATAACTACTGTTAGTGAGTAGTCATGGCAGCTAAACCAAAGCTAACCCATGAGCAGTGGGCTTCGGTCAAGGCGGCGTGGGAGGGCGATACACGGAAGGGCTTTGCTTGGCTTGTCAACGAGCTGAGTCTTCCGGTTGGCGAGGAAGCGGTGCGCCAACGGTCAAAGCAAGAGAGATGGTCAAGGGGCGAAGAAAAACCAAGCTTGGAAAAGCAGAAACCCAAGCTTGGAACAGAAAAACCAAGCTTGGAAAAACAAGCATTCAAAAAGCCGGCTCAAAAGCCAAAGCCCGAAGCGGTACCGGAACCCGAATGGGAAGAAGTCGAAGACCATCAGCACGGAAATTCCAAATACAAACAAGCATTTAATCAACAGGCCTATCGACTGTGTTTGCTGGGAGCCGTAGACAGCGAAATTGCTGATTTTTTTGGCGTGTCGGCATCGACGATAAACCTTTGGAAGCTACGCCACTCTGAATTTTCGGAGTCCTTAAGGGCCGGCAAGATGTATGCAGACGCCTGCATGGCAAAAAAGCTATATGAGCGAGGCATGGGTTACTCGCATCCGGATGTTCATGTATCGGTCATCAACAACGAAGTCGTCTTGACTGAGCTGACCAAGCATTACCCGCCAGATACAAAGGCGGCGTTCATCTGGTTGAAAAATCGACAGCCAACGCTCTGGCGCGACAAGATCGAAGTCGAAAATACCCACAAATTGAATCCTGAAATGATGGATCGCATTAAGACCGAATTTGTTGAACGGATGGCAATGGTGCGCAGCAGGCAGTTATCTGTGCTGGCCGAGCGCGGCTTGATTGATGAGCGTGAGCTGAATGCGGATGCTGGGAGTGTGGAATGAGTCAGTTAATTCCGTTCGAGTTTAATGGAAACTCGGTTCGCGTTATTACCGACAATAATGGCGACCTTTGGTTTGTTGGTAAAGATGTCTGCGAGAATCTTGGGTATGCTGATCATATCAATGCAATCAAGCAGCATTGCAAGGGGATGGTGAAACGCCACCCCCTTCAAACACAAGGCGGAATGCAGAATGTTCGGGTTTTATCCGAGCCAGATGTTCTTAGGCTTGTTGTTGGCAGCAAACTGCCGGATGCTGAAAAGTTCGAGAAGTGGGTATTTGAAGACGTTCTGCCATCGATCCGCAAAACAGGTCGATACGAATTGCAACCAGCGCAGACGCAATTCCAAGTTCCGCAAACGCTTACTGAAGCCTTGTTACTGGCCGGCCACTTTATGGCAATGAATATGGCGTTTACAATCTGTTTAGATGGAACGCAAAACGGTAATTTACAATTGTTGCAGATCAAACACCATGCGTAACATATTGCAGTTTTGGAACTGTGATCACGGTTAAGCTGTGCTGGATTTATTGGTCTGACGGGATACCCGCCAGACCTGTAGTTTTATAATTTAAATTTTATTGCCTGAGTTGATGTGTTCTATAGCAGTCACAAGATGTTGGTCAGCTTTAACACCGTGTCCGGCTTTTGCATGTTTAATCGCTTCATGCAAATGTTTGACGCCTGACTCAATATGAGCCTTGGCTGGTCCATTTGCTACCTGAGCGGCTTGTTCAGCGTGTTTGACGGCTTGAATCGCATGCTCGGCAAGTGTCGCATCATTCCCGCGCTTTCCTTCTGCTAAAGCAGCATTGGCATGTTCAAGTGCAGCATCGGCATGTTCTTCTGCAAGCACCGAAAAACTAAAAAACAATACAGCACTGAGTATTAAAATAATTTTTTTCATTTAAAGCGCTCCTGTGAATGGCGAAGTTCTAATATTCAAATTCGGTAGTTAAGTACATCCTTGTCAGCATTGTCCATTACGCTGTATCCATAAATGGCATGGTAGATGTTCGTTAGCATTGTGTCCGTTCGTTAACGCACATATTGAATTATTACAACAAACTTGATGGGGGATTTGTTGCTTGGGTGTTTTGCAGCAGTAGGGCGGGATTTGCAAACCATTTCGAATAGGTGCTAAAGGTCAACTTAGCCAGTGGTTTTTTTATAGGTATCAACTATAGAAGACAGTAAACATTCACATTGCGCGCAAATATAATCTCCGGTTGGCGCTCCATATACGAATTCCCTTATTAGTGAGGGGTGACTGCAAGGCGCTTTACCACGTTTGCTAAAGTTTTCATTTTTTTTATCATTCATAATGCCGCCTAGTATGGTTTGTGCAAGTCAATTGCCGGTCTGAGTCCCTGGGAATAAAAATAACAGTGATAGCAGGCTTGTTCTGTGCGGTAGAGAACAATTGAGCAGTTAAAGCCTTCAATCTTTGCTCACGCATGTATTAGAGGCTACTTCGTCGGTAGCAAAGGCTGCAAAACTACAATGGGTCTTAAAGACTGAACTGGGATGTATTGGCTTTTAGCAGGTGTGGTGGCAGACGCCGCCGGTGCATTTGCAGTTGCCAGGAATACGCCTATTGCGATAAAAATCAAGCTAATGCCGCAGCGTTTCAGTTCTGTTACGAAGGTTTTTAAAATATCTTGAGGATTCATGCTTATATCCAGGATCAAGGAAGGTTAAAGTTTTGAAAACTGCCGCAGCTACTCCAATTCAATCGCTACGATTAGTACCACCTGACCAATCTAATAAATTAGGTTTCAATGTGGCTAACATGCTGAAGCGTACTGAATATAAAGGGGCGTGGTCTGTGCGATAACGCACATAATTTTTTAACTAGTCTATGTTTAACATAGGGCGCCAAGGCGATGTATCTATCATCAGCGAATCAGGCTTGCTGACAGCAAATCCCACGTCCTTATTACACGTTCCTGGCGTCGCTGTGTTCAAACTGGAAAACGCGCGAATCCGCCTAAAAATCGTCCAACACAATACAGCCATCACTTTTTAGGCCGCAGGAGGCCACGATGGCGTACCAACCAAGTCCAAACCGAATAGCGGCGCAATCCCCCGGCTTTTACCGCGTATGGCATATCACCGGCGACGAAAAGCGCGGCATTGATCCCTTGCTGCCGATTGGTAGATCAACGTTCCTGGCCCGTGTAGCCTCGGGCGAATACCCACAGCCGGTCAAGCTTGGTAAGCGGACAACCGCCTGGCGAAAATCTGACATTTTGGCTCTGCTTGAAAGCTTCGACTTAGCTGTCGAGGTGGAGGCAGCATGAGTGCCAATGCAAGATTGAAGCTGGTCGAAGTTCACGGGCAGAAACTGACCACCACCAGTTTGGTGATAGCGGAACTGTTTGGACGACCACATAAAAGCGTATTGCGAAGTTTGGACAGTTTGAAAGATCGGCTCAAATTTGTGCCAATCTCCTATGGCGATTCCTACGGACGCGAACAAAAAATGTATCAGCTCGACGAACGCGCGTTTTTGGTCGCTATGCCCTTTATCGGCGGCAATAAGTCAGTTGATGGGCAAATTGCATTGGTCGACGAATTCATGCGGTTGAAAAAGATCATCAACGACCCGGGCCGAAAAGCCGAACTGATCGCCAAGCGCAATACCGGCACGGAAATGGCCGACATGCTTAAATTCGTCCGAGAGTCCGCTGGTAAACAGACCGCCGCAAAGCACTTCATCAGCGAACATATGTTTTGTAATCGAGCCTTAACCGGTAACTGGGAGGCTATCGACGAAACACGGCTTGACGTTTACGATGCTCGCCTCCTTGCTGAAATCCGAAAGCACAACATGCGCTTGATGACGCGGCACCCGAAGCAGGCCAACCGCAAAAAGTTGATGGAAGTTTTTGTTGCCGAGTATCGGGCTAAGCACCCTCGAGCGGCGCTGGCGGCGTGATTGAAGCAATCCCCATAAAAAATGGGCCAGATTTCTCCAGCCCATCCTTTACCGCTACTTCATGCGACGATGATAGATTATCCTCCCAGCTTAGCGAGCTAGTGCTTTTTGTACAAAACAACTAGATTGAGTTATATTTCGCAGCCGATCAGAAGAGAAGCGAGCTGTGTCACCTTCTCCGGCAATATCAGCAGTGTCTGTCCTCGTGCTGAATCTGGTCAAATTCAACCCACCCCGCTTAGTTGATCTGGCACGTTTTAAATATTGATCTGAGGTGCTGTGTCCATGGCAACAATTTTCAAAGGCTACCGCCCCCGTGTCGCCAGGCAAATGGCCAGTGACGATAAACAATTATCCAGATGGTTGAGTACCGCCACTTTCGCTAAAACCAACAATGGTTATTGGATGGCTTGGCATGCGAATGCAACAGATCGTTTTTTGATCCTTCCGCCCGAAGGCTCCTCCGACAAGGAATGTCAATGGATTGAAAGCTGGGAGGGTGACTATACCGTTGATATGGCCTTCGACTACGTTGAATCTGGGCGCTTTGAGCAAGATGAGCCCTTTGTCCTCAATCTATTCATCCAAGACCCTGTAACGGGCGAGTGGCATTAACTCCTTGCTGGTGGCAATTCTGGAAAGACCGCGCGCCGTCGCGGCTTTTTGCTGCCACAGATGACACTGGCACTATTACCAATCTATTCCCATCAACGCCCTTGCATTCCCAACAATACCTATTAAAATGATAGGTATGGCAGTGATAAAATATCTCAACATGACCGATTCCGACGCTCTTAAAATTCTGAGGGAATGCGTCGCGGATGACGGTAGAGTGTTTTTTTCTAAGCATGCGATTGAACGCATGATTCAACGAAAAATTACGCGACCGCAAGTACTTTTGTGTTTGGAAAAAGGGAAAATCACGGAATCCCCTTGTCGCGACCCAAAAGGCGATTGGCGCTGCACCATTGAACATTACACGGCTGGCAGCATTGTTACCGTTGCTGTGGCCATAAAGCACAATAATAACGGTGAGCGCACAGTGATAGTCACTGTGTTTTAAGCTGGAGGCAATTAATTATGTATCACTACAAAGACTGCGGACTGGATAATATTTGGCTCGTGAACGGCTACTCCACTCTCGACGACGAAGAGTTCGGCGAATGTGTGTCAATTGCCGACACCAGGGGGCTACATAAAGCCATTGCTCACGACCTAGTTTTCAACAAACCATCTCTGACCGGTAAAGAGTTCAGATTTTTGCGCAAGGAGTTAGATTTGTCGCAAAAAGCGTTATCCGATCTGCTGGGCAATGATGAGCAAGCCGTGGCTCGGTGGGAAAAATCCGGCAAGGTGCCAAAATGGGCTGACCGGTTGTTGCGGGTTTGCGTAATTGAGTTCTATGGCGAGAAAACCGGCGTTCGAGAGCTGATTGCCCGCATTCGCGACATTGACGAGCGCAAACAAGAGCGCAAATTATTCAAAGACGATGCCGCCGGCTGGAAAAAAGCCGCCTGATGCTATCCAAAGCGGATTTTTGGCCGTTCTGAGGGGGTAAAGTTGAACAACCAACTCAATGCAACGCTATCATTTCAAGAGAAACGCGAACTCCAGCACCTGATCATTCAGCAAAACCAAGTCATTGCGAGCGACTCCGCATCATCGGTTGAAAAGGACGAGGCCACCAGGGTCAAGTCAGAGGCTTTGTTGAAATTAGGCGTTGTTCCGATCGATCCAGCGAAATGCTTGTCCAATTTTTAGCCAATTTAACCTTCCTTGTTGCCTGGCGGCTACTTAGGTTGTGTTGTCACGGCTTTGTCACAGGGTTTTCCACAGGGATTGGGGATAACACCAACTGCGGATTTTAAATTACTTGGTAACCGGTCCACGAGGATGATTGATTACCTTCACTAGGAACCTTGACCGTTCCCCCAGGCCGGCAATTATGCGATGGCGTTTCAAAAAGGCGGCAATCAGACCGCCTTGGGCGCTATTCTCCCTACCGGGAATATGCCCAACCCATGCTTTACCACCCTCAACTGTGCATGCAAATGGATATTCGTCACGGCTGAGAATATGCGGGATCTCATAATTATCGCCATCGACCTGATAATGCATCGCGGCTTTCCGTTGCTCCTTACGAAGCATCATGTCCGGACCGTTGTAAGTCAGTACTTTCGGGTGACCAGCCATTTGTGCATGCCATATGTTGTCGGCAAGCTCGCGATAGATACACCAATCGAATATCAACTCTGGGTATTCCAT